GCATCCACGATATCGCCTGTGGTCACCTTGGATCGGGCGACATGGATTGCCTTAAGCACGTGCTTTGCCACGTCTTCAGTGCAACCCGTGTGACGCACAACCGCTTCGACCTCTTGTCTCATGGGCAGATATTCAAAGTGAACGACACGGGCAAAGCGGTCAATCAAAGCGCTGTTCATGGTTCGTGTACCAGCGTACCGACCTGAGTCATCGCCATTGCCCAACGTGTTATCAGCGGCAAACACCAGCACCCCGTTGGCTTTGCGGCGTACCGCACCGCCATAGGACACTGCGCTGTTGGGCTCAAGAAAACCATTGAGCGGGGCAAGTTCACCAGCATCAGCGTTGGTCACCTCATCCAGCAGAATGATTGTGCTTGGCGTGGTGTAGGCCGTCAGAAAATCTTTAGGCTGAAACACTGTCTCGCCATTGACCAAGCCAACCGCACCCAAATAATCCTCTGCGCTGGTGTACTTGTGGAAGTTGATCCGCACGTAATTGCGTCCAGTGCGAGCGGCAAATTGTCGGGCGGTTTCGCTCTTACCCGTACCCTTTTCGCCGCCAAACCACAAGTGCTCACCCGTAGACTGAGACAACAACAATTGTTTCAGAATGGACTCAGTCCAAATGAAGTTGGGGTCAATCGCAGGGGCATTGGGGTGATTCCACACGTCAACGTTGACAATGTCACCCTTGGCATTGCGCACGTCAACACCGAAAACCTCACGCACCGACTTGACTTCAGACACGTAGACTCCAGCAATGTCAGCAACATCGGTCATCGCCTCGACAGTCGCCGCCTGTTTAAACGGGGCAAAGGTATCAGCAACCGCCTTTGCGACCTGCAATTGCAGGGCATCAGGGTCAACCTCACCCCGTACCTCGCCAAGCTTTTGATTCAGCGAGCGCTCAAGCTTGGTCAACTTGGTATCCATCTCCATGCTCATGTCAGCCACTGTGCTGACACGGGTCACAAGGTCATTCAATCCCTGCTTGGTGTTTATCGCAAGCTGGTGCGCTTCCAGTGCGGCATCCATCGATCGGTTGGCAGTGGCCTCCATTGCTTTGACAGCGGGGTCAGTGCTATTAGTTGAAATAATTGTCGGCAGGGGAGTGGCGGCTTTGATCGCCGCCAAGGTGATATCGCCACGGGCAACCGCACCTGCGAGGTTTGTTGCCATTTCGGGGACGCTGGTGCTGTTCGCACCAAAACAACTCATGTGTGCGCCCCTTATAGCCGCACTGCCAAGGCGGCTAATTTCCACTGCGATTCTGCTGATTTCGGCTTTTGTAGTCATGGTTTCTTTCAAGTTAAATGTTAAAGGTTTCGCCATCAGTCGGGCAGATCGGGAGACCCTGCGCCAACCACTTACCAGTGAGGCGGACGGTATAACCACAGGCGGGACATGAAGCTTTGATCATGCGTGTGCCCTGCACTTTGCGGTCTGAGTACGACAGTTCGCCATGCGGGTATGCACCCAACCCTGCGATCAGGTCAGCGTAAGCGGCGGCAAACTCTGACGTACCACGGGTTGACTTCCATGCATTCTTAACGGCGGGGTTGCCCGTTGGTTCAAGCAACATAGCAGTGGCGGCTTTTTGGAAGTTGACCCCGTGATTCATTGCCCCGCTGGTGCTATGGCATAACTCATGCACCAGCACTGCGAATACATCGACAGGGTCAGCGATGGTAGGGCTGATTAGAATTTCAATGGTCTTGTCAGCGCTGTTGTCAGATGCCCAGCATTCGCCAATAGCTTTGGATCGCTTGGCATTCAAAGGAAAGCCACACGCCACACGTATGCGCTTTGGCAGGGGCTTGCCAATCAAGTCAAAGCTGGTGCGCAGTTCATTGACCCCAGCCTGTAGCCACTCTTCACGGGTTTGATAAGTCATGATGTTTCTTTCGGTTTCGTTGGTGCTAGTGAAAGTATAACGCAAATCACTAGCAATGGTTTACACGGGTTGAAATTATTTTTCGTTTAAAGCTTCAGTGGTCACGTGACCAAAAAAGAATCCGCCGATCACCAGCATGGCGATCCACAGATATCCAGCGTCAGCCTCAGACGCACCGATAAAAATGAACACGGCGCTTGCGAGGGTCATAAGAATGTAGTACATGGTTTTTCCTTTCAAGGTTGGATTGTTTGAACTGCTGACTTCACTGCACGATTCCATTCGGTGATGGTCACTGCATTGGGCAACCATTCGGGACGCTTACGCTGATGGATCTGCTCTGCACCGAATGGCAAAGCCACGCCGTTTAAAAAGACTCTAGTGCGCACGTCATAGCCCCAACCCATTGGAGTGCCATAGTCAAAAAGTTCTACTCGTGCTTCATCCTGTTTAAACGCAACAGAAGTAGAGTTGATGGCGGGGGCGGTGCGGATGACCTGATCCGCTTTGGTCATGTTGATGAAGTACTGCATGGTTTTCCTTTCAAAAGTACTGGTTTCAGTGGGGAATCCACTGGTATGCCCCGTAAGGCATACCGCTGGAATCACAGGGAATCGATCAATGCGTGGGCAGACTTGATCAAGCGGCGGGTGCGCAGGGTCTTGGACTGCAACACCATACGGCGGTCACGTGCGGCATCCAATTCGGCGTAAAGCTTTGCCACGTAGGGGTGACCAAGGTCACGGTCATACAAAGCAAGGGTCACGTTGATATCTGCGATGGCGTACTCGCATTGAGCGAGGGTGTAGCGGCTGAATTTGTCAGCGGCGGTGCGGTTCAAGTCGGTGTAGGTCATAGGTTCTTTCGGGTTGTTTAAATAGGAATTACCAGCCAAAGCGGTCAGCACAGATCGGGCCGATGCCACGGGCGATGGACTCAGGATCGGACAGGGTACGTGCGCACACTGAGCATTTGCCGAATTCTTTGCCATAGGCGATGGCGGCTTGCATGGGGTCACGGCTGACGCTGACAATGGATTGCTCTTGGTCAACAGTGCAGGATGCCACTGCGAAAAGCTTACCGCCGACAACCTTGCCAAGGTAGGTCTCACCCTCTTTGACATAGATCGCACCAGCGTTTTTGCCCGTGTCGGGGGCAGGGCTGAAAGTGAAAACATCCAAGCGCAGTTTCGGGCGCAAGATACCAGCGGCTTTCGCCTTGGCAAAGGCTTGCTCCACGGGTTCAAGTGAAACAGCGGGGGCGGCGGCATGGCGGGTTGATTGAAGCTTGCGCTTGGCGAGAATGCGTTGCACTGCACCCAATTGGTTGTCGGTCAGTCTGCCCCACTTGCGCAGGGATGAGAGCAGAGAAGCGGCAAAGTCGAATGAATCTGCGCTGTCGGTCAGCCATTGGTATTCGGCGGGGTTGGCATCGATCCACGCAAGCATGGCGGGTGACGCACCTCTGACGGGTGCATTGGCTACGGCTTGGCGGTCAGCGGCGGTGTAATTGGTGTAGTTCATGGTTGGTCTTTCGGTTGGTTGTTAAGCAGTGGCAATGGTTTGCAATTCAGCGAGGGTGACAATGCGGACAGTGCCGTTGTCCATAGCAAGATTCCAACGCTTGGCGTAAACAAACTGGACGGCTTGCTTAATTGTCAGGGGGATAGTCTTGACAGACCATGTGTTGTCATAGTCGCTGTACATGACAACGACATGGTTTTTTTTCCAAGAGGTGCTTTTCATGGTGATACCTTTCAGATGGTGGACAAAAAACGTTCGACTGAAGAGTCGATCCAGTATTCAGCGGTGAGGGTCTCACGCACTTGAATGAGGGTGAAGCCTTGCGCAAGCAGGGTTTCGATAACTTGTTTAAGTGACTTGGTCATGTTGCTAGTCCTAGTGAATGTTGCGTTGATAGGACTATAACGCAAGTGTTGACGGGTTCGTTTACACGATCTTAAAAAAAGTTAAAAATAGTTGAAGTGAAGACTCACTAACTTAGGTGCTTGGATTTGCGATGTATTCTTATATGTTGATGCTGGTTCTAAGAGTTTGTATACGATATGATTACTTTTACATGGAAAATAACTTAAGTACACTAAAACGCTTAAAACGGCCTACAAGGCGGGGAAAATTAAAAGGTAAGGGGTAGGTGAGGGTAAAAATAAAAATCGCTTCTAGGGGTGTTTAAATCGATCCTAGAGGCATGTGGATAAGGTCAATACCAGTGTGGATAAGTTGTTATGCACAGCAGTGCTGAGGTTGTCCACAGAAACGCTGACTTGTTCACATTAATAACCTGTGGATAAGATAACAACCTGTGGATAACTTTGGAGTTGTCCACAAGCGAGTAATAACCTGTGGACAATGCGAACAATACTGTTTAAACTACCAGCATGGGGATTTGTACAGGCAATAGCTGTTGATAGAGGATTATCACTATGCAAAAGATATCAAAAGAAGAGTATTTGAAGGCGCTTGAGGTTGCCGATCAAAATGATGATGATGATCAAATTGATAATGATGATGGGCTGGGCAATATCAGCGAAGCGGAGCGGTTGGCGGCTCATGCAGATGCACCAATACTAAGGGCAGATGGTAAGCCACACGGGTCAGAGTCATACACAAGGGTAAGAGCGCTATCAGTAAGTCAACTCGCATTCGCACAGGGGCTGATACAAGGGAAGACGTACAAACAGAGTTATAAGGATGCCTACCCAAATGCACAAGGCACTGACGCAAGTATCACCACAAGCGCTTACAGACTCAGCAGAGACCCACGCATTGCAGAGATGGTGAGGGATGCACTGGAAGAGACAGCAGAGCACCTTGCGGAGGATCGAGCGGCAACTCAAAGGTATGTGTTGCGGCAGTTGGTTGCACATAGTAAGACAGCTAAACAAGAGGGCACAAAACTAAAAGCACTTGAACTACTTGGTAAAAGCACAGGGTTGTTCATCGATAAAGCAGAGGCTGACGCAAAGCCTGTGAGCGCAGAGCAGTTGAAGCGGGAGTTGGGAGTGCACCTCCGACTGCTGAAGAGTGACAAGCGCAGTGCGTAGTGTGTGCGTGGTTTAGTGCAGTGCGCATCCTCACATCGGTCATCAGTAGCGTGCGATGCGTTTACACGTCATTTGGTGTTTAAACGATTTGCGCTGGTGTGACCCCTGCCGTACCCCGACCCCCCAGATTGGCGTTGAGGCTCCCCTCCGCCACTTACACTCTATTCCACTCCCCCAATTATCTTCCCCCAACCTATGCAAACGTTCGCACACAAACACCCCCCGGTAGTGTTTATTTTTACAAGGGTACGGGGGTATATATTTTTTCGTTTAAACCCCTTGCGAACGTTCGTGAGAACGTTTAAACTATACAAATGACCCCTCGCAGACAACTCGTTCTAGACTTCATCAAGGCTTACATTCGTATCCACGGCATAGCGCCGTCTTACGAAGTTATTGCCAAGGGTCTTGGTATGAAGTCAAAGGCGAATATCCACAGGATCATCCATAGATTGCAAGCTGACGGATTCCTTACAACTAAGCCACACAAGTTTCATTCCATAAAGATTGTGGATCGCAGTGTTAAAGAAATGGCTTCCCTGTGACCTTGCTGACCAAGTCAGAAATTGGAGAGTATCTGTCCATAGTGGACACATTGCCTGAAGCTGAGAGAAACAAGGTTTACAGGTTATTGGAGTTGGACAGGGTTGAAAGATGTCGGGAGAGCTACCTTTACTTCGTCACTCAGATGTGGCCCGGGTTTATTTCGGGTAAACACCACCAGATCATGGCAGATGCCTTTGAACGTGTTGCGTCGGGTCAGCTTAAGCGTCTTATCATTAACATGCCTCCTCGTCATACAAAGTCAGAGTTTGCGTCATACCTGTTGCCATCATGGTTTCTTGGTAAATACCCGCAGAAAAAGATCATTCAGACTGCCCACACCGCAGAATTAGCTGTTGGATTTGGACGCAAGGTCAGGAATCTTGTGTCATCAGAAGCGTATTCAAAGGTGTTTGACACTAAGCTGTCCTCGGATTCAAAGGCCGCAGGACGGTGGAACACTGACGCAGGTGGAGATTACTTCGCTATTGGTGTTGGTGGAGCCGTTACCGGTAAAGGTGCAGATGTATTGATCATTGATGATCCTCATTCTGAGCAAGAGGCAAGACAAAACAACCCCGCAGTGTTTGATAGTGTGTATGAGTGGTACACATCTGGCCCTCGCCAGCGTTTACAACCCGGTGGATCTATCATTATTGTGATGACCCGGTGGTCTAAGCGGGATCTGACCGGGCAAATCCTCAAGAATTCAGAAAAAGAAGGCGTAAACGACTGGGAAGTGATTGAATTTCCTGCGATTTTGCCGTCAGGAACCCCTTTATGGCCCAATTTCTGGAAAAAAGAAGAGCTTGAAGCCATTAAGGCTGAGATTCCTTCAGCTAAATGGGAAGCGCAGTACCAACAAAACCCCACCGGCAACGAAAGTGCCATCATCAAGCGGGATATGTGGAGGATTTGGGACAAAGAGACTCCCCCTTCCTGTGATTATTTGATCCAAAGCTGGGATACTGCCTTTGAGAAGAATAACCGCGCAGATTATTCAGCCTGCACCACGTGGGGAGTGTTTCAACATCCCGATACGCAGGGCAATTTAAAGCCCAACATCATCGTCTTGGATTCGTTTAAACAGCGGATGGAGTTCCCAGAGCTAAAACAGAAAGCTATGGAGATGTGGAAGGAATGGAACCCAGACACATTGATCATTGAGAAGAAGGCAGCAGGCGCTCCTTTGATATATGAGCTTCGGATGATGGGCATTCCCTTACAAGAGTTCACACCAAGCAAAGGAAACGATAAGATAGCGCGTGTAAACGCAATATCAGACCTGTTTGCATCTGGCGTGGTCTGGTGTCCAGAAACCCGCTGGGCTGATGAGCTAATGGAAGAGCTCGCAGCTTTCCCCTATGGCGACAACGATGACCTTGTTGACTCAACAAGTCAGGCATTGATTCGATACCGGCAGGGCGGGTTCATTGGAATAGATTCAGATGAGCAGGACGAAGTTAAGTACTTCAAAGGCCGCAGAACCGAACGGTATTACACAGTTTAAGGATTAAAAATGGCAACAAGTTCAATGGATAAAGGTTTGTACGCAGCTCCTCTGGGGCTTGAGCAAGATATGGGGGCTCCTATTGAGATTGAGATTGAGGATCCCAAGGCGGTGCATATTGGAATTGGAGATCTCCAAATTGATATGGAGCCACAAGAAGAAACATCAGAGGATTTTGATGTCAACCTTGCGGAGTACATGGACAACTCCGAGCTTGGAAGCCTGTCATCAGATTTGATTGATGATTTTGAAAAGGATACTCGCGACCGCAGAGATTGGATTCAAACCTACGTCGAGGGCTTAAAGCTTCTAGGTCTGCGCTATGAAGATAGGACAGAACCTTGGCAGGGAGCCTGCGGTGTATTCCACCCAATGCTGACCGAGTCTGTTGTCAGGTTCCAGTCAGAAGGTATTACAGAGACATTCCCAGCTATGGGGCCTGTCAAGACAAAGATTATCGGCAAAGAAACTCCAGAGACTGAAGAAGCTGCGCAGAGAGTTCAGGAAGACATGAACTATCAGTTGACGGAAGTGATGACTGAGTATCGCCCGGAGCATGAAAAACTGCTGTGGTCTCTGCCAATCACCGGATCAGCCTTCAAAAAGGTCTATTACGACCCATCAAAAGGCCGCCAAATGGCTGTGTTCATCCCCGCAGAGGACTTAGTTGTCCCTTATGGCGCAAGGGATATTGAGTCTTCAGAGCGTGTTACCCACGTAATGCGTAAGACCAAAAATGAGGTTTTGAAGCTTCAGGAGTCGGGTTTCTATCTAGACACAGATTTAGGTGACCCAAGCTACGAGCTTGATGATGTTGAGAAACAAAAGTCAGAAGAAAGCGGAATGTCTGCTATTCAAGATGATCGCTATCGCATTCTTGAAATGCACGTAGACATTGATTTAAAAGGCTTTGAGCATAAAAACGACAAGGGTGAGAAGACAGGTATCGCTCTTCCCTACGTCGTAACGGTTGAAAAACAATCAGGTGAAATTCTTTCAATAAGGAGAAATTGGTATGAAGGAGATGAACTTCACATCAAGCGACAGCACTTCGTCCACTACCAATACATCCCCGGTGATGGATTCTATGGTTATGGTCTTATCCACCTTATCGGGGGATATGCGAAGTCAGCTACGATGCTCATTCGACAGCTCGTTGATGCTGGGACGTTATCTAACTTACCCGGAGGTCTTAAATCTCGCGGCCTGCGCATTAAGGGGGACGACACCCCCATCCAGCCCGGAGAATTCAGGGACGTAGATGTGCCTTCCGGAAGCATCCGTGACAACATCTTACCGCTGCCTTACAAAGAACCAAGTCAGGTTCTGTTTGCTTTATTCCAGAATATCGTTGAAGAAGGCCGCGCTTTTGCCAACGGCGGGGACATGAATGTTTCCGATATGTCTGCGCAGGCTCCTGTAGGCACAACATTGGCAATTCTGGAGAGAACCTTAAAGGTTATGGGAGCAGTTCAGTCCCGTATGCATTTCTCCATGAAGCAAGAATTCAAGCTTTTGAAGGTGATCATTGCCGACTATGCGCCTGAAGATTATGACTACGAGCCGCAAGAGGGTAGCCGCACCGCCCGCAGATCAGATTACGACAGCACGGACGTTATCCCCGTCAGCGACCCCAATGCATCCACAATGGCGCAGAAGATTGTCCAATATCAGGCAGTCCTTCAGTTGGCTCAAGGTGCGCCACAGTTGTATGACTTACCCCTGCTGCACCGCCAAATGATTGAGGTTCTTGGTGTAAAGAATGCTAATAAGCTGGTCAAGACAGAAGAGGATCAAGTTCCTACTGACCCGATTCAGGAAAATCAAAATGTTCTGACGGGCAAGTCAGTAAAGGCTTTTGTGGAACAAAACCACCAAGCGCACATTCAGATTCACATGATGGCAATCCAAGACCCTAAGATTGCCCAAATCATTGCTCAAAACCCGCAAGCGCAAATGATTCAAGCCGCAATGCTTGCCCATATCAATGAACATACTGGGTTTCAGTACAGACTTGAGATTGAAAAGCGCATGGGCATGTCACTGCCAAGCGAAGAGCAATCCAAGCAAGTTCCTCCAGAAATGGCAGATCACCTCGCCATCATGGCGGCGCAAGCAGCCAAACAACTGTTTCAACAAAACAGCCAAGAGGCTCAACAGCAACAAGCTCAGCAACAACTGCAAGATCCTATTGTTCAGATGCAAATGCAAGAACTTCAGATCAAGCAAGGCGAATTGCAGCTTAAACAGCAAAAACAACAGATTGACGCGGCAGCCAAGGCTGATCAGATCCGCGTTGAGCAGGCTCGTATTGAGGCGCAAAAAGAAATCGCCGCTATGCAAGTATCGGCAAAAGCTGCTGAGAGCAAAGATCGTTTAAACAAACAAATGGAATTAGATGGATCACGCTTAGGTGTGGACATCGCCAAACACCGATCCCAAATGTCGGTGCAAGCCGCGCTAAGAAATGCGCAACAACTTCCTAACAGACCCAAGAAAGGTTAACTATGGATGCAACTCGTGTCTTACAGCACGTGCGAACTGAGCTAGAAAAAATCCGACAGGAGCAAGTGGATTTCCTAGCCAGCGGGAGACTGACTGATTTTGCCGAGTATCGGCATGTCTGCGGGGTGATTCGAGGTCTTGGTCACGCAGATGGTTTTATATCCGACCTTGCGAAGAAAATGGAGTATTCCGATGACTGAATTTGATGTTGAGGGGGTTGATCTGTCTGGCATTTTGAACGCAACTGCTGAACAAAAAGCCAAACAATTACCTGACCCCACGGGTTTTATGCTGCTTACCGTCGTTCCGGAAGCAATGGAAGAGTACGCAGAAAGCGATATTGGGATTGTTAAGTCCAGCCAAGCTATTTGGAAGGAAGAGATTTTGACCCCCGTGCTTTTTGTTGTGAAGCTCGGCCCAGAAGCCTATAAGGACACAACTAGGTTCCCGTCAGGGCCTCGTTGCAAGGTTGGTGACTTTGTCATCGTCCGACCCAATTCAGGAACCCGCCTGAAGATTCATGGTCGTGAATTCCGTCTCATTAACGATGATTCGGTTGAAGCGGTTGTGGAAGACCCAAGAGGCATCACTCGTGCAGCATAAGGAGTAATACATGGCAACATCAATTGAAAATGATACATACGAGTTTCCGGATGAAAAGGAAGCTAAAGCCTCAGAAGAGAAGTTTGAGGTAGATATTGAAGACGATACGCCTATCGCAGATAGGGGTCGTAAAAGCGCTGGCCCGATAGATGAGCCCGCAGATGAAGAGCTTTCCAAGTACAGTAAGGATGTACAAGAGCGCGTAGGAAAACTCAAGCGCGGCTACCACGATGAGCGCAGAGCCAAAGAGAAGTCTGAGCGAGAGCGCTTGGCGGCAGAAGAGTTTGCTGCGCAGGTTTATGAGGAAAACAAGCGTTTAAAGGGGCAACTCAAGTACGGCAGTGAAGTTTTCATTGAGCAAAACAAGTCTACAGCCCAGATGTCTCTGGACGCAGCCAAGAAACGCTACAAGGAAGCCTATGAATCTGGCGATTCCGATGGCGTGGCTGAAGCTCAAATGGAGATTACCAAAGCAACGCTCAGGATCGACCGGGCAGAGCAAATGCGCCCAGTTGAAGAGCCTGAAATCTTTAGACCAGCTCCCCAACAACCCGTTCAAAATATTTCGCCTAGAACCCAGCGATGGGTTGAAGCCAACTCTTCGTGGTTTGGTGCAGACGAAGAAATGACAATGGCGGCTATGGGCCTTGACAGGAAACTGAAAAAGGAATATGGTGACGACTATGCGGGTACTGAAGAGTACTTCCAAACCATCGATAAAACGATGCGCAAAAGATTTCCTGAGAACTTTGATTCTCAGCGCCATGAGGACGATGATACCTCCTATAAGTCATCAGAATCGGATGAGGAATCCCCTCGCCGCGCCAAGCCTGCTTCTGTCGTAGCTCCGGCTACACGTAGCACCCCACCCAATCGCGTAAAACTATCAGCATCTCAAGCCACCATTGCGCGTCGGCTTAATGTGCCTATAGAAGAGTATGCGAAAGCGGTTGCAAATTTAAGAAGGAATGCTTAAAATGGATCAAGTACAAGTGTCTGACAAGACAAATCGTAAGCCCCGTGAGCTAGAAGCCCGTCAAGAGATGCAGCGACCAACGTCGTGGCGTTTACCTGATGCCCTTCCCTCTCCTGACAACCGACCCGGCTGGTCGCATCGTTGGGTAAGAACAAGCACATTGGGGACAAATGATCCGTCCAACATTTCATCTAAATTTCGGGAAGGATACGAACCCTGCAAAGCAGAGGAGTATCCAGAGCTAATGATGCACGCCTCAACTGATGGACGCTTCAAAGGCAATATTGAAGTTGGTGGTTTGATTCTTTGCCGTATTCCGGCTGAGTTTATGGAGCAACGGGAAGATCATTTCTCCCGCCAGAACAAAGCGCAGATGGAATCGGTGGACAACACCTACATGAAAGACAACGATCCACGGATGTCAAAGTTCGCGGAAAGATCGTCAAAAGTAACATTTGGCACAAGTTCTTAAATTTTTTTAAAGGAGTCTTAAATGGCTTATCCGGTAATTGAAGCCCCTTACGGGCTAAAGCCGATCAACTTGATCGGAGGTCAGGTATTTGCGGGTTCTACTCGTGAATATCCGATCACTAACGGTTACTCTACGAACATTTTCTACGGTGATTACGTAGGTTTGTCTCGTGGTGAAATCGTCCGTCTGTCTGTGTCTACTGGCACAGCAGGTAACCAAACAGGCATCTTTTTGGGATGTTCGTTTACTAACCCCGTCACAAAACAAAAGCAGTTCCAACAATACTGGCCCGCATCAACTGCGGCTGGTGATGCAGTTGCTATTGTTGCTGACGATCCTGACCAAGTGTTCAAGGGTGTTGTTTGCTCTGCTACTACCGCTGTTGCTTCTGGCGCTCGCGCCATGATCGGTCAAAATTTGGCTATGATCAACAACACAGGTAGCACCGCAACCGGCAACTCCAAGAACGCAATCTTGGCTCCTAATGACACTCCTGCCACTACTTCTTCCTTGCCCGTTCGCGTGCTTGGTTTGGTGACTGACACGGCTGTTTCGCTTGGTACGGCAACGTACACCAGCATTTCTACTGCTACTGTGACCTGTTCGGCTCTGCCTTTCGCGTTACCTGTTGGTACTGATGTTGGATCGCTCGATTCAAACGGAAACTATGTTTCTGCCGGGTCGTTTGTTGACACCGCCGCAGCCGCTGGCGCTACTTCTTTTATTCTTAACCAAGCTCCTGTTGCTACATTGAACAGCACTATTGTGTTCATGCAGTATCCAGAGATTCTGGTCAAGATTAACTTTGGTCAGCATCAGTATTACGCTGGCACTAGCATTGCTTAAGGAGTAACATAAAATGGCTATTTCACGTGCACAACTACTTAAAGAGTTGCTCCCCGGCTTGAATGCCTTGTTTGGTATGGAGTACGCTCGTTACGGTGAAGAACATAAAGAAATTTATGAAACCGAAACTTCAGAGCGTTCTTTTGAAGAAGAAACCAAACTGTCTGGCTTCTCAGCCGCACCTGTCAAAAACGAAGGCTCTGCCATCGCTTATGACAATGCTCAAGAGGCATGGACTACTCGCTACAACCACGAAACCATTGCTTTGGGTTTCTCAATCACTGAAGAAGCGATTGAAGATAACTTGTACGACAGCTTGTCTGCTCGTTACACCAAAGGTCTGGCTCGTGCTATGGCTTACACCAAGCAGGTTAAAGCTGCTGCTACTCTCAACAACGGTTTCTCTGCCGCTTATGTCGGTGGCGACGGTGTTGCTTTGTTTAGCACTGCTCACCCCTTGGTTTCTGGTGGAACCAACTCCAACCGTCCTGCCACTGCTGCTGACTTGAATGAAACTTCGTTGGAAAACGCTGTTATTCAGATCGCTGCATGGACAGACGAGCGTGGTTTGTTGATCGCCGCCAAGCCCAAGAAGCTGATTGTTCCCCCTGCATTGCAGTTCGTGGCTACCCGCCTGTTGGAAACCAACCTCCGTGTTGGCACTGCTGACAACGACATCAACGCATTGAAGAACAACGGCTCTATCCCCGAAGGCTACACCATTAACCATTACCTGACCGACACAAACGGCTGGTATTTGACTACTGATGTACCTAACGGTTTGAAGCATTTCGTTCGTTCACCCCTTGCCAACAGCATGGACGGTGACTTTGATACCGGCAACGTCCGTTACAAAGCCCGCGAGCGTTATAGCTTTGGTTGGTCTGATCCATTGGGAATTTATGGCTCCCCCGGTTCGTCTTAATCAGGCAATGTAAAAAAGGAGCTTCGGCTCCTTTTTTATTGTTTAAACTCTTGTATTGAACGTTTAAATGGTGTATATTGAACGCATTCCGAGAATCATCGGTGTATCAAACAGTCTCGGCTGACGACATGCAGATTGATACGCCACAACGCATGGAGAATTAAAATGGCAAATACTACATTTAGCGGCGCAGTACGCTCGCAAAACGGTTTTGAGACTGTTTCAGTTAATTCAACTACTGGCGCAGTCACTACCACTTCTACTTTTGGCACTGCTACTAGCGTGACCACCTTGGCTGCTACAACCGTAACAGCTACAAATCTTGTTTACACAGATCAGAATCACCCAACAACTGCGGCTATTAACGCCACAGCAACAGCCACCGCAGCACAAGTTGCTACAGGCTACATCACCTCTACTTCTGCTGCTGCAACGACCATTACTATGCCTACCGGCACTTTGCTTGGTGCGGCTTTAAGCGCTACCGCCGGTACTGTGATGGATTTGTACATTGACAATACCGCTGGCGCAAGCACCGTGACTATTGCTGTGGCTACAAACGGCATTCTGTCTGCCGCAGCAGCCGCTGGCTCTGGTGCTGGTGCAGGTCTATTGACTGTGCCATCTGGCGTAACAGGCTTGGCCCGTTTCACCATCATGTTCTCTAGCGCAACAGCTTACGTCTTCACTCGTACAGCCTAATTGATCTTGGGGGCTTCGGCTCCTTTTTAAAAGGAGATTGATTATGTCAATGCAGACAGATGTAAAAAGTGCTCATTTAAGCGCTGCTGGCTCTTACTACGTTGGAAGAACACGCCTTAAAGGGTTTGTCGTTAGCCCAAAAGCAAGCACAGCCGCAACATTTGAGATTAGAGATGGTAGCTCTACAGCCGCCGTTCTTTACACAATGGACATTGCAAGTCTTGGAACGCCAAACACATTTTATGTGCTAGTCCCCGGTGAAGGTATTTTGGCCTCTACGGGTTTATATCTGACAACAAGTGTTGGTTCTGTTACCGGCATATCGGTGTTCTATGGCTAGCCCAGCATGGACGCGCAAAGAAGGGAAGAATCCGAGCGGAGGTTTGAACGCCAAAGGTCGGGCTTCCTACAACGCAGCAAATCCGGGGAAGCCGGGGTTGAAAGCTCCTCAACCCGAGGGTGGCAAACGCCGCGACTCTTTCTGCGCCCGTATGAAAGGGATGAAAGCGAAATTGACGAGCGCAGAAACCGCAAGGGATCCAGATTCGAGGATTAACAAGAGTCTTCGTGCTTGGAACTGCGCTGATGGCGGGTATGTAACGCAAGCTGATGGTTGTGCTACCAAAGGCAAAACAAAGGGTAGGTTTGTATGACTGAGCAAACAGACACCGTAAAAAACGTACTGGATGTGGTGGCAGTTTTTACCACTCTCGGTACATTTTTGAACTTACTTACTCCTGTGTTCGGTTTGATCGGTGCAGTAGTCGGTGTCATGCGCATCTACGAGATGGCTACAGGCAAAGAGTTTTCAACACTGTGGCGTAAAAAGGAAGACGACGATGCCAGCGAAAAGTGAAAAACAAAAGACCTTTATGGACGCCGTGGCTCATAACCCAGCGTTCGCAAAGAAAGTTGGAGTCCCCCAATCTGTGGGTAAAGACTTCAGTGAGGCCAGCAAAGGCATGAAGTTTGGTAAAGGATCTGTGACTCGCGCAGATTCTCAAACAATTAACAATCCCAAAACCAATCAAGGTAAGCAGGAATTTTTTAAAAAAGGTGGCATTATGGCAACGAAAATGAATCCCGGATTTATGGCAATGATGGCTAAGAAAAAAACTGGAGCCAAATCAGAGATGCCCTCAAAGATGGGCAAACCTGTGATGAAAAAAGGCATGGACACTGCCAAAGATGGCATGAAGATGGCTAAAGGCGGTTCAGCCTCTGCCCGTGCCGATGGTGTTGCTCAAAAGGGCAAGACTAAGGGCAAAATGCTCGCCAAAGGCGGCAAAGCGTATTGTTAATTTAAGGAGCAAATCATGGCAAAAGCAAGAGATTTAGCAGCATTGGCAGGACTTGCGGGTCTTGCTTATGCCATGCGCAATAAAGATAAGGGTATGACTCCCGAGCAAAATGACACTTTGGCAAATGCCAATAGAGTCAGCAGAATGTCTGACGACAGCGATACTTTAGCTCGTGTAAATCGCAATATGTCTTCCGGGCAAAATGCGGTTGATGACACCAATGCTGGCGTTTTAAACGCAATTCTTAGACCCAAGGCAAGTGCTGATACTGGCGTAGATGACACAACCGCAGAAATGTACCCATCTGGAGTGATGGGCGGGGCTAGACAGCAGACTGCCTCAAAACCTGCGGCAAGACTCAAGTCAAAACGTATGTCTGATGCTCAAAATGACATGTTGGCAAAAGCCGGGAGAGATCTTGCTGGTTACCGTAATGAAGATTATGGCAATGAGTCAATGCGCCCTGTAACTTCAACGCCAACAATGCTGCCCGGATCTGACCCATTTGAACCGCTTAGAAGCGGTACACGTCACCCAAGAACGGGTCGAATGATGAACAAAGGCGGCTCAGTTAAAAAAATGGCTTCAGGCGGAATTACATCATCTGCGTCTAAACGTGCTGATGGTATTGCCACTAAAGGCAAAACACGCGGCAGAATTTGTTAAGGAAAAACCATGAAAAAACGTTATGACGAGGGTGGATACATCCCCAAATCAATCTTCAACCAAGAAGGCACTGACATAGCTGATGTTGGCGAATCAAGGTATATGGCTGGGCCATCTGAAGAAGAACCCAATGCCAAGAAAAAACCTAAAGTTGCTCGTAAAGAAAATTACAGCAACGAGGGGCGAAGCTCTAAGCCAAAAGAAGAAATGAAGCAGATTTCCGAGCCAGAGTCATATAAGACTCGCTCAAAGCTTGACCCCTATGGCGTGATTGAGGGCGCAGCCAACAAGGTTAAAGGCGCAGCAAGCAGTATTGGCGACGCTTTGTCTAGTCCCTTCCGCGCAATCCGTGAGGCTGGCAACCGTGGCAATCCTGACGCCAAGAAAATGGCTTCTGGTGGTATGACTGCTTCTAGTCGCGCTGATGGCTGTGCTACTAAGGGCAAGACCAAGGGTCGATTTGTATGATGTCTTCTCGCGGTATGGGCGCAATCAACCCCAAGAAGATGCCGGGGAAGAAGGAGATCACCCGTAAGGATGATCCGAACAAAGTTGCCATGTACAAAAAGGGTGGCTTGGCAAAACAAGCTGCTACCGCCATAGCCATGAAAGCGGCAGGCAAGAAGCCAAAGAAAATGAAAGAAGGTGATTTGGTTGATGATGTCAGCGTAAAGCCAAATTATATTGAGCTAGATAAAAACTTTAAGGCTATTGGCGCTAGGCTTGAGGGTAAAAAGTCTTTGGGAAAAGATTCTGAATTGTCAGCGTACATGGATTTGGATGCAATGAAAGCTGGCAACCAATCAACAAAAGCAAGCGCCTCAAAAATTGGTGTTAACTACACAAAAAGATTTTCTGATGGCGGAAAAACAAAATCCAAAGTAAACGAGGCGGGTAATTACACCAAGCCAGAGTTACGTAAACGGATTTTCAACAGCGTCAAAGCTGCGGCAATCGTGGGTACAGGCGCAGGGCAGTGGAGCGCGAGAAAAGCGCAGGTAATGGCTAAACGCTATAAAGCTGCTGGCGGCGGGTATCGTGATTAAAAAACCTCAAAAATCCCTAAAGGATTGGGGAAACCAAGATTGGACAACTAAAAGTGGTAAAAAATCTTCTGATACGGGTGAAAGATATCTTCCAAAAGCTGCAATTAAAAGTCTCAGCGCTTCTGAATACGCTGCGACAACACGTGCAAAACGTGCTGGCAAAGCTAAAGGGAAACAATTCGTAGCCCAACCTAAAACAATTGCAAAGAAAACGGCAGGATTTAGATAATGGCAAACACTTCCGGCGCATCGTCGTTTAACCTAGACCTAACTGAGTTGGTCGAGGAGGCGTTTGAGCGCGCTGGTGGTGAGCTTCGCACCGGATATGACCTGCGCACAGCCAGACGCAGTTTAAACATCATGTTTGCTGACTGGGCAAACCGTGGTATTAACTTGTGGACGATTGAGACCGGCACGATTAATCTGGTTCAGGGTCAGAATACTTACGCCCTGCCCAATGACACCATTGATTTGCTTGAGCATGTCATTAGAACACAGGCAAATGTTGCCGCAACTCAGGCTGATTTGAGTATCACTAGGATTAGCGTTTCTACCTACGCTACGATTCCCAACAAGATTACCCAAGCCAGACCTATTCAGGTTTGGATTCAACGATATAACGGACAGACTAGCCCTATTTCATCTACGCTAACCACGACAATCACAAGTACATCAAACACAATTGTGTTAAGTGATGTTACGGGTTTACCCGCATCTGGGTTTGTAAAGATTGATAACGAGATCATTAACTACGGATACATTACTCAGAACACAAACGCTGTATCTGGGACTTTAAATAATTGTTTCCGTGGACAGCAAGATACTATTGCGGCGGCACATACGGCTGCGGCTACCGTCTATTGGCAGCAAGTCCCCGCGATCACCGTTTGGCCTACCCCAGACAATGCACAGCAATACCAATTTGTGTATTGGCGCTTGCGACGTACCCAAGACGCAGGCGGCGGTGTCAATATCATGGATGTACCGTTCCGTTTTATTCCTTGTATGGCGGCTGGCCTGTCATACTATATCGCTGGCAAAGTACCAACAGGTATGGAGCGCTTACCCATGCTAAAACAGCAGTATGACGAGGCGTGGGAGCTTGCCGCATATGAAGATCATGAAAAGGCAGCATTACGTTTAGTTCCTAGGCAGACCTACATTGGGAGGTAGTCTTGAGTAATCGTTTTGCTTCTGGCAAGAATGCAATTTCGGAGTGTGACCGCTGTGGTCAGCGGTTCAAGTTAAAGGTTCTTAAGACTGAGATCATCAAGACTAAGAACTACAACTTGTTGGTGTGCCCTGAATGTTGGGATCCAGACCATCCGCAGTTGCAGTTGGGTATGTACCCCGTGGATGACCCACAGGCTCTGAGGAATCCTAGACCTGACCGCAGTTATGTGACTTCGGGTTTGTTGGCTGACGGCAAGGCGGGCGGTGGTAGTCGAATCTTTCAATGGGGCTGGGCTCCAGTTGGAGGTGCAAGCAGTTTTGATGCGGCATTGACGCCAAATAATTTGAATTTGGTTGTACAACTTGGTACAGTAACGGTAAGCGTAACCTAGGAGTTAAAAATGGACAAAGCGGATTTAAAACAAGACAAGAAGATGATTGCTGGCGCAGTGCATAAGCACGAGAAAAAGCTGCATCCCGGCAAGCCTATGACCAAATTAGCCAAAGGCGGCAAGACCAATGAAATGATGTTGAGCATGGGTCGTGGTATGGCTAAAGTTGCAAATCAGCGAGGCAGATAATGGCTAAATTCAGCGACAAACGAATGGGCAAAGAGGTTGGCAACGCTATGGTGTACGCACAACCACACAACATGTCTGGCAAGGCTGTGGGTATTGAGCCCAACCCCGGCAAAATGCCAAATCGCAGCAAAGCCGACACGGTTGATATGACTATTGGCAACATCAGCAAATCTGCTGGTAACGAGCCTATCAAAACCGACGGCATCAAAATGCGTGGTACTGGCGCGGCTACCAAAGGCTTAATGTCTAGAGGGCCAATGGCGTAATACATGACCTATGCCGAGTTAAAAGCAGCCATTCAAGCGTATACGGAGAATACCGATACGAGCTTTATTGCGGAGATTCCGGTCTTCGTGGAGCAGGCTGAGCAACGCATTTATAACTCGGTACAGTTCCCGTCTATTCGTAAGAACGTGACAGGTGTTGTATCTTCAGCGACACCATACCTTAGTGCGCCATCTGACTATCTTGCCTCATATTCTTTGGCGGTGGTTGATGGTGATGGTAACTATGAGTACTTGCTAAATAAGGATGTGAATTTCATCCGTCAGGCATATCCCAAAACTACGGATACTGGGTTGCCTAAGTACTACGCGTTGTTTGGGCCTACTACAACAAGCAGCACTATTACCAATGAGCTGTCGTTTATGCTTGGCCCCAAGCCAGATGCAAACTACACAGTTGAATTGCACTATTACTATTACCCAGAATCTATTGTTCAAACTCCTGTAGTCACGTTTGGCGCGATTACAGGGGGCAGTGCTTACACTAATGGCACTTATTTAAACGTGCCTTTAACAGGTGGCGCAGGTTCAGGCGCAGTTGCCAACATTGTGGTTTCTGGCGGTGCGGTTACTTCTGTTACTTTGACGCAAGGCGGTACAGGGTATGTTGTAGGGAACACATTAAGCGCAGCGGCCTCCACGATTGGCGGCACGGGTACATCATTCTCTATTCCAGTTGCCACCGTGGGTAATGCTCTTGGCACTTCTTGGTTGGGGGACAACTTTGATACGGTTCTTTTGTACGGTTCATTGTTAGAGGCTTACACCTACATGAAGGGTGAAGTTGATATGATGCAGTTGTATAACCAGAAATACATGGAAGCGTTGTCATTGGCAAAACGTTTGGGCGATGGTATGGAGCGTCAAGACGCTTATCGTTCTGGGCAGTACAGACAGGCAGTAGGGTGATATAGATGGCATTTACCGGAAACTTCACCACAAATACTTTCAAGACTGGCTTACTTGACGGGGTGTTTAACTTTGATACTGGGACGTCTCAAGTATTCAAGATTGCTCTCTACACCAACGCGGCTACATTGGATGCAACCACTACAGCTTACACAAGCACAGGCGAAGCATCTGGCGGGAATTATTCAGCAGGTGGTCAGATTTTGACCATTTCTCAGGTTCCCACTATAGGGAATCAAACAGGTATGGCAACAACATATCTGTCTTTTGCAAACGCCGCATGGACAGGATCAATCACCGCAAGAGGCGCATTGATTTACTTGGCTAACGGTACAACCAACCCAGCAATCTGTGTATTAGATTTTGGGAATGACAAGACTAGCGCCAGCACGTTCACCGTACAATTTCCCGCAATCACCAATACGTCTGCAATCATACGTATTTCGTAATCCAATCAAGGAGTTTTTATGACCATCGAAAAAATCACCGCAAATGTTTTGTGCGAAGCGGCAACTAAATACAATACCATGCCTGAAGACCAAATGTCTATTCATGGCACGTACCACGCTGTTTGCTATGACGCCAACGGTAATGTGAAGTGGGAAGACGACATCATTAACTTGGTCACCACCGTGGGCAAGAACTTCACACTAGACACTACGCTGGGTAATACCGCTGGCGGGGCAGTTGTAATGGGTCTTAAAGGCACTGGAACGGCTGTTGTGGCAGATACTCAAGCATCTCACGCATCTTGGTTGGAAGTCGGCTTGGCTAACGCTCCTACATACTCAGGCAACCGTCCTACACCATCGTTTAGCTCAGCTTCATCAGGCAGCAAGACTACGTCCTCAGCCGTGTCGTTCTCAATGACCAGCACTGGAACTGTGGCTGGATGCTTTATCAACATTGGCGGCAGCGCTACGAAAGACAACACAACAGGGACATTGTTCTCTGCTGGTGACTTTTCTAGTTCCAAGTCTGTTGTTAACGGCGACACAATTGCGGTTACCTATACTGCCACATTGACTTGATATGGCATACGGCTGGGGTGATAATACTTGGGGCGCATTTGGCTGGGGCGGTGTAACCGTCTATGCTGATTCCGTCACTGAGACTGCCGCCCTAACCGATGCTCAAGCAGCACAAACAGCCTTTACAGCTTCTGTTACAGAAACAGCGGCTTTAACTGATTCTCAGGTTGGTGGATTAGTTCTTGCGGTATCTGTTACTGAAACAGCAGCCACATCTACAACAGAATCTGTAGTCGCAACATTTGCAGGAAGCATTACCGAAACAGCGGCAACAAGCACCACGGAATCTGCCACCGCCAACTTTCCTGTATCCCTGACAGAAACAGCAGCCACATCCACGACTGAGAGCGTGGCAGCCACATTTGCCAAATCAATTACAGAGACGGCAGCAACCAGCACAAGTGAGAGCGTAGCAGCTACGTTTGCACAGTCAATTACGGAAACTGCGGCAATTGCGGAAACTAATGCGGCTGCAACGTCTTATACAACCACGGTAGAGGACAGCTTAGCTACCAGCACAACCGAGTCCGCAACGGCTAACTTTGCCGCATCTGTAACTGAAACGGCTGCAACATCAACGACAGAATCAGCGGCTGCCACGTTTATTAAGAGCATTACCGAGACGATGGCGGCTACGGATGAGATCTTCTTTAGCTGGCTTGCTTCTATAAATGAGTCTGCGGCTATTGCAGATATAAATGTAGTAGGCACGTATTACATATTGAGCGTCAGCGAAACCACTGCAATTGCTGATAATCTAGCGGCAATAACAAATTATAAAGTAAGCCGCACTGAAACGGCTGCAATCACGTCTACCGAGACAGGTAGAAATCTATGGGTAATTATTGATGACAGTCAGACCGCAAACTGGCAAAATATCAGTAATCCACAAACACCGGGCTGGTCTGTTATAAACAACGCAGAAACAGCCAACTGGTCAACAATTTCTACAGTGTAGGAGCTTAAATGGCAAACACATCCCTTATCGGTTTAACGCTACCCACAACAGGCTCTTTGTCTGGTACGTGGGGCGATACCGTCAACAACGCTATTTCTGAAATTGTTGATGCTGCTGTAGCTGGCACACAAGTTATTTCTACTGACGCTGACATCACGCTGGCTCTTACGACCGGTAGCTCATCAAGCACTGGCCTCACAGGAAATAGCTCTCAATATGCCATAATTCGTTGGACTGCTGGGGGAACAGCAACTCGCACTATTACAGTGCCTGCCCAGTCTAAAACCTATGTGGTGATTAACAACACCAGCAGCACCCAGTCAATCCTTATTAAAGCGGCTACAGGCTCTGGCGTAACTGTTACGGCTGGTACACGAGCAATCGTTGCTTGGGATGGTACTAACTTTGTAAACGTAGGTGGCGGCACGGCTGGCGGCTCTACAACTCAAGTTCAGTACAACAGTAGCGGTGTATTTGCCGGTTCCGCAAACATGACGTTTGACGGTACTAAGTTGACTGTTGGAAACATTCTTGATTCAGGTCTTACAGCAAGCAAGCCCGTTTTTACCGATGCAAGCAAGAACTTGGTATCTACTGGAACATTGGCTTATGACCAAGGCGGTACGGGCCAGTCTAGCGCGTTTACACAGTATGGCGTAACGTATGCTTCTACCACATCCACATTGGCAACAACTGCGGCTGGCACGGCTGGTTATGTTTTGACTGCTAACTCAGGATCAGCCCCGACATTCCAAGCACCCGCAGCTTCTGGCGTAACTCAAGCCAAAGCAACAATGATTAACTTTATTTTTAGCATTTAAGGAGCTATCATGGCAAATCCAAACCTTCTAGCCGCGACCACAGCTTCCGGCACAACCACGTATTACACCCCGGGCGGCACTACTGCTGTTGTCCTTTTGGCTAACGCCGCATCTAGCGGTCAGGTCTACAAGATTAACCAGATTGTT